TGCGCCGGGCGCAGCTGCGCGACGTCGGCTTGTTGATCGTTGACGAAGCCCACCATGCACCGGCGAAGTCGTATGTCGACGTGCTCGATCACTTCGGATGCATGAACCCCGGCGGGGCGGCCGTCGCCCTGGGCTTCACAGCGACGATGAGCCGCGGCGATGACAAGGCCCTCGGCGACATCTGGCAGGAGATCGTCTACGTCAAGGACACGGCGGAGCTGATCGCCGAGGGCTTCCTCGTCCGGCCGGTCGGCGTGCGGGTGCGGGTCGACGATCTGCAGCTCGGCAAGGTGCGCAAGTCGATGGGCGACTACAGCTCGAAGGGACTCGGCGATGCGATCGAAGACAGCATGGCGCCGAAGAAGATCGTTGAGGCGATGCGCGAGCATGCTCACGATCGTCAAACCCTCCTATTCGCCCCATTGGTCCATACCGCTGAGGTTATCCGTGACGCGCTCAGGGAGGGGGGCTTCACGGCCGAGCTGGTACACGGCGGTACGCCTCCGGAGGAACGGCGCAGGCTCCTGGCTGCTTATCGCGACGGCACGGTGCAGGTGCTCTGCAATGCGATGGTCTTCACGGAGGGCACCGACCTGCCGATGACGTCCTGCGTCGTCATCGCCCGCCCGACGATGAACCCGGGCCTGTTCGTGCAGATGGTCGGCCGCGGCCTGCGGCTCTGGCCGGGCAAAACGGACTGCGTCGTGCTCGACGTCGTCGGCGCTACGAACAGGCATCGGTTGGCTGCGCCGGTCGAACTGTTCGGGGAGGACGGCTACGACCGCGAGACGGCTGACCAGATCGATGAGCTGGCGCGCGAGGACGATGACGCCGCAGAACAGGCGGTGATCGACGAGGCGTTCGGGCTCGACGTGCCGCAGTACAAAGACGGACAACTCGTGCACGAGATCGTCGACCTGTTCGAAGGGTCGGACGCCGGGTGGCTGCGCACGTACGCCGGTGTCTGGTTCCTCGCCGCGGCCCAGCACTACGCCGCCGTCCTGCCGCGGGTCAGCGGAGGCTACGGGGTGGTCCTGATGGACCGCACGCGCGTCGGAGCGTCGTCCTGGGTCATCGAGCACGTGTCGGAGCTGGGCTACGCCATGGCGCACGCTCAGGGGGCCGTGGACGGCATGGGCAGGGACACCTGGGGCGACGGGCGCAAGTCACGGAACTACGTGCTGCGGCGGGCGCTGGGGATGGGTTTCATGGTGACGGACGACATGAGCACGGGTGAGATGAAAAAGATGATCACTGTCGGTCTGGCGTCGGCGCGCATCGACGTGTGCCTGCCGCCTTGGGTGCGGAGGTGAGCGCGATGGAAGGTCAGCAGAGGGCGCCGGGATCGGCCAGCCGACCCGTGAGACCGGTGAGTGCGTCGATAGCGCCACCACCGGCGTCCGGGCGGGGTATGAGTAGCGGCATGGAGACGAACGCGAACGCCGAGCTGGCGATGCGGGTCAAGGCGCTGGAGGCCGACGTGACGAAGTTGCAGCGTCGCGCTGAGGTGCTGACAGAGCAGATCGGCGATCTGTTGAAAGCGTATTACGCGTTGCGGCGCCGGTGACCGTACCCGATCATCGTGCTAACCTCACCCGCATGACCCGTAACCTTGGCGGCCGGCCGCGGCGCATGCCGAACGACCGCGAGGCGCTGCGCGCGCTCGCCGAGCAGTACAGGGCTGCCGGGTCGATCCGGGCGCTGGTGTCGGACACCGGCTACGCCTACGGCACGATCCAGCGCAACCTGAAGCTGGCGCAACTGCTCGGATACTGCGTCGTCCGCCCGGTGGGTGGCGCTCGCGTCGTCCCGAACGTCGCTGCGCTCCGTGCGCAGTCCGGCTGAGTGCGAGATGCCGATGAGTACTGGACCGCGTGCTTTTCTGGAACGGCCTGGTCACGTCCGGTTCCAGCTCCAGCGACTGCTGGCCGAGGGTAACCACTCGAAGGCGCAACTGGCGAAGCAGTTCGGCGCCAGCGTCGAAGGCATCCGAGAGTTCGAGAAGCGGCACGTCGCGACCATTCAGGCGATGCGTGACGACCTCAACAACCGGTTCGCCGGCCTGTGGATCGCCGACAAGGAACAGCGTGTCGCGTCGTACATGGCCGACGTCGAGCTGGTCGAGGCGGAGACCGCCCGCGTGCTCGACGCGCGCAACGAGCCGAAGGCCGGTGCGCCGGAGCCCGATGAGGACGGCGAGCTGGCCGCTGAGGTCACCGTCGCCACCGACCTCGGGCGCCTGTCACGGATCAAGCACCGGGCCCTGCGCTCCGTCGCCGAGGAGCTCGGGCAGCTGCCCACGCGCATGCTGGTCAAGGCGGAAGAGGGCGGCGCCGTGCACGTCTACGGCAGCGGCGTCGACACCGACAAGGTCTGAGGGGTCAGCCGTGGCACACGAGGACGTCACCATCAGCATCCGAACGGACCAAGAGCGCAGGATCGCCATAGTCCGGCTCGATGAGCGCATTCTGCACGCCATTCTCGAACTCCCCGAGGGCGTGCGAATCGTCGGCCTTCGTGACGACTTCCTCACCAACAGCGTGCTGCTGCGCCTGGAAGGCGATGCGCTGCCCGTCGAACCGACGCCGCCAGGCGCGTATCCGCCGGATCTGCGGGTCGAGTTCACGTACGACGCCGAAGAGCAGCGTCTGAGGTTCACGCCCCCGCTGGGTGGCTGACGTGGCGAAGAGAGTGCATTCATTTGGTACGCCGCTCGATCTCGAAGTGGTGGCCTTCCTGCGCCGTATCGGCGAGAGCGACAGTCCGGCGAGCCACATCAAGAGCTATGGCGTCATTCGGGTTGAGGGTGACGTGCACCGGGTCACGGTCGAATTCATCGCCGATGCCGAATTCGACGCCGACGACACGCCGCAGGTGAGCGCGGCTCAGCGCGTGGAGCTTCGGCAGCAGGGCTGGCTGCCGCCTGAGCGTGTTTCGGCGCTCCGGGAGCTGGCGGATGGCGGCTGGCCGGAGAACGTCTACGACGCCGAGAGCGTCGGCAATCGCGTGCTCGCGCTAATCGATGCCGCCGTGCAGGCCGAGGAATGCCCACCACAACCCAGCTGACGCACACCTACATCGGCCGCGGCACCGCCATCCAGGCGTTCGAATGCCGCGCGCCTGAGGTGCTCGTCAGCGGCGCCGCAGGAACGGGCAAAAGTCGCGGACTGCTGGAAAAGGTCCACCTCGCGATGATGAAGTACCCGCGGGCGAAGGCCCTCCTCCTGCGTCAGACGATGGCCTCGCTCGCCTCGACCGGCCTGCAGACCTGGCAGGAGTACGTCGTCGCCGAGGCTCTGGCGTCGGGCGAGGTCACGTACTTCGGCGGGTCGGTGCGCGAGCCTCCCCAGTACCGCTACGCCAACGGATCGATGGTCGCGATCGGTGGACTGGACAACCCGACCAAGGTCATGTCGTCGGAATACGACATGTGCTATATCCAAGAAGCGACAGAACTCAACATCAAGGCGTGGGAGTTCGTCAGCACCCGCCTGCGTAACGGGCGCATGCCGTATCAGCAGATCCTGGCCGACGCCAACCCCGATGCGCCGACGCACTGGCTGAAGCAACGCTGTGACCGCGACGTCTGCGTGATGTTCAACAGCGTCCATGAGGAGAACCCGCGGCTGTTCGCCGAGGTGCCGGAGGGTACGCCGGGCGCGAAGTTGTGGAGCAACGCCGGCCGGCCGATGTGGCTGAAGGTCACCGACCAGGGCGCGGCGTACATGGCCCGGCTCGACGCGCTGACCGGCGTGCGGAAGCTGCGCCTGCGGCTGGGCCTGTGGGTCGCGGCCGAGGGCCTGATCTACGAGGCGTTCAGCTCGGCTACCCACGTCATCGAACGTTTCCCGATTCCGGCGGAGTGGCCGCGGTTCTGGGCGGTCGACTTCGGGTTCGTCAACCCGATGGTCATCCAGTGCTGGGCGCAGGACCCCGACGGACGCCTGATCATGTACCGGGAGATCTACCGCACCGGCCGCACCGTCGATGAACACGCCTTCGACATCATGGCCGAGGTGAGCACGCCGGACCCGGACTACGTCCACCCTGCCGGCGCCCAGCGCTACGCCCACCAGGGCCGCATCTGGACTGAGCCGCGCCCGGTGAAGATCATCACCGATCACGACGCCGAGGGCCGGCGGACCCTGGAACGGCACCTCGGCCAGGGCACGAAGCACGCCGACAAGCGCGTGATCGAGGGCATTCAGCAGGTCAACCGCCGTCTCCGCAAGCAGGAGAGCGGCTTCGCTGGCATGTTCCTGATGAAGAACAGCGTCGTGTTCCGCGATGAGACCCTGGTCGGCGACGGCCGCCCGGCCAGCACGATCGAAGAGTTCCCCGGCTACATCTGGCTGAAGCGTGGCATTGCCGGCGGCACCGTCAACGATAAGAAGTTGGTCGATGAACCGCTCAAAGAAAATGATCATGGGATGGACTGCGTCCGCTATCTGACCGT